CTTCACCGGATGGGCAGACATGGTGGAATCCTGCCAATCTCACGCCGGAGCAGGTGGGAGAAGGGTGGAGGTTGATGCTTCCTGATGAACCGAAGCCGAAAGGATACCAATTTTGGGAGCGCTGTGCATGTTTTTCGGATGGGTATGCTCACGAAATCGGCAGACCTGCTAATTACCACGACTACTGCACCTATCGCGTCCCCATCTCAACCCCGTTCCCTGACGGCTCCGTCTTGCAACCAGACGGAACGTATCTAAAGCCTGCTGTGAAGGAGAAGAAACTCATCCCTTGGGCCCCGCAAGAAGCTATCGGTCGCGTTGTTCGTCGTAAGGGGACGGAAAATCTGTATCAAATCACAGAGTATTCAATCGAGGTCACTGGTCCGGGAAGATTTCTTGTGGGTTCTCATTGGCTGAGCCCTCAAGACCTTTTGGAAATCGGCGAGCGCCTCGACGGCTCCCCATGCGGAACGGAGGTGGAGGGATGAACCTTCCTCGCTTACGAAATCGCAAACGAGCGTTTGACATTTCCGCCCGCCGTACTATCCTATGCGCGTAACCCGAACACACCCTTATGATTCACACCCCATTCTCACATCCGCTCTTGCGCCACGACCCCGAATCGTGGCGTGCCTGGCCGGAAGATGACCGTGGCCTACGCCCCATGCGTACCGGACTCGGCGAGCTTTGTCCGGAATACACCAACGGCGTGCTGGTTATCGGCACGTTCAACGGGGAAGAGTTCGTGTGCCACATCACGAATGTCCCATCTGTGCAAAAGATGCACTTCGCACAAGTGAGGAAGAACTCCTCGCCGCGTAAGCCTAAACCCATGCGTGTCACGCAACCCATCACCGTAACAGAAGACGATCTTCTTTAACCCACAAACGCTAACATACCATGACAACTCCATCCAACAAACACATCATCGAAATCAACGGCGTCAAACTCGAAGTCGATCTTCGCACAGCTACACGTCTCGACACTATCAAGGTCGGCACACGTGTCAAGGTATTGAAGAAAGAATACTCGACTTACAAAGTCCACCATGGCGTTGTAATCGGCTTCGAGCCATTCAATCAACTCCCCACCATCATCATCGCCTGTGCTCTCGTCGAATACGGCACAGCAAAGATCGACTTCGTTTACTATAACTCGGAAACCAAAGACGTGGAAGTTGTGGTTGCAGTCGATGATGATACGGCTGCACTCAACAAAGAACACTTCATCTGTCAGGTAAACCGGGAAATCTCCCAGAAGCAAAACGAGATCAAAGCTCTTGAAGAACGCAAGGAGTATTTCCTCTCCCGTTTCCAATCTTATTGGGCACCTCTCGAACAAGCTGTTGCTGATGCTACCGAAGGTGTCGAGCTTTAAATCCCTCCTTCGCCCACCTTTCCAGTTCCAAACCCTCACATGGCTACGCCCTCTCGCGCGTAACACGCCCAAAATACCTCAAAACTGTGAAAGGTGGGCACTACACTTTCCCCACGACTCCCGTGGCGAACAAACAAAACAACGCTAAACAAAACAACGCTAATGCAAACCCGTAAATACAAGCAAGTCTTCCTCGGCATCCCTCTCACCTTCGACGGACCCGCGCTCGTCTCCGAGCTCGAAGCCATCGTCGGCAAGGACGCGTGCATCGAGGCCTATATGACTGCCTACTCCTACCAGCGCTCCACCCAGATGAGCGATCCCTTCTGCCAGAAGCTCGAACAGCTCACTGGCGAAGAGCGCAAATACGAGGTCGCCAAGGACGGCGAAGGCAAGCCCAAGACCGACCGCGACGGCAACGTGGTCAAAACCTACACCGAAACCCCCGGTAAGTTCCTTGCCCGTCTCCAGACCGATGAACGCTTCCGCGACGTCCTGACCGACGTCGAAGTCGCGAAGATCGCCGAAGAAGTGAGCGTGGACCAAGGCCCGTGGACGTTCAAGGTCGTCTCCGACCGCAAGCCCGCCGCCGCATACTACGAACTCGCCGATTCCACCCTGGCGAAGATCGACGCTGGACTGTCCACGCAAGCGGACTCCATCGCGAAGATCGAGGCCAAGCTCGGTGTGGACTTCACCGCTACGTTCGGTGAATACAACCGCGACAACCTCGCCCGTGCTGCGAAGGCCATCGCTGATAAGCGTGCTCGCGAGACGGCAGACGACATGTCCTAACACACGCATTGGACACGTTAAGTCCACGGTTTGCTGGTTGTCCGTTATCAACCAGCAAGCTCGATGGAGCACACAAGCACGCTATTCTCCCGTGTATGCAGTAACATAGTTTTGATGCTGCTATGTTACTGTGTGTGCTCCCTTGAGCTTTCTCATAAGACAAACTGACGACTTGTCCTCGCGTTGTAGTCCGTGAACAGTGATCCTGTCGGTCAAAAAATCAGAACGGTGAGTAAGCCCATAGTTAGCTGGATAACGAACGTGCAAACGCCTCCAGATTAAGCGTCGCACAACCAAGATTTGCCTACTTCATGGTAATAAGAAGCGGCCGACGAGGATCGTCGTAAACCTCTACTCTATACCGAAGTGATCGGCTTAGACAAGTGAAGTTTGGTCTCAAGTAGAAACTTCTAGAAGCAAACTATAAATGCCGTCTGAACGCAAGTTGTCACGTGACTGATAACACCTTGTCAGCCTTTCCTAGTTTCTCTGTAACTGAAATTAGGACCTTCAATCGAGTCTTGACGAGGTATCAGCAATGACCCTCGCCTTCCCTCAAGGCAATAAGCACAACAAAGAATCGCTGCGAGATCGTGGTAATTCTTGTGCCTCGCGAGCACTAGTGCAAAAGTCAAGACTCGATTGAGCGTAGCTCCAGCCTCGGCTCCGTCACTGTAACGACGGGCACAAACAACTCGGCGGCGTGGACAGTGACACGCACAAATAACAATGCGCAATTTATGACGAGGATTCCGTCTCCACAGGCTCTCCCTGATACGCCTCTCGTTGCTTGATTAGCCGGTGCAATTCCGGCCCGAGTTGACCCTTTCAATAATTGAACCCCACATCCAATGCTCTCCTGCGCTAATCCATCCTGCCTCACGCCATTCGATGCCATCATTGGTGTAAATCCGAACGAGAAACCCGTGTCAGGGAGTATCATACTGTGTCCCGAATGTGGCCACATTTCCGTGGTTGAAGCGTATGTCAAGCAAGCACCCGTGCGAGAAAAGGGCTATGCTACCCGTCTCATCACCAACGAGGAATACGCTTCCCTCCACGACGCGGACAAGCTCGACCTTGACTTCGCCGTGCGCGTCATACAGGCCCAGCACGCCAAGAAGAACACGCAACTCATCCTACCAGAATACTTCAAACGCGACGCATAACTCGTCCCTATGCTCCTCACTCCCCAATCAGCATCCTCCATCCAACCCTCTCTCGACCGGGTAGAGCCCCTTCTCCTCGCGATCCTCGCCTACCCACTTCCCGCCTACATCCGCATCATACCGAACACGAAAATCGACTCGTTTCGTGTGACGTTGTGGACCACGATCAAACGAGTCCTTGAATCCCCGGTCGTATCAAAGACCCGCCTCCGCACCGAACTCGATTTGAACCTCCTCCAGATGTTCATTGACACACACATAATCAGTGTGAAATCGACGCCTGTGGCCGGCAACCCCATGCAGCACTCGACCGCGTGTATCATTCGCCCGATCAACGACGAGTTGCCCGTCTCCGTGATGGAGATCAACTATGATTACGCCACAGCGCGAGTCAATTCGATCGCCTCGTCCTCCAAACCATACGAACGTCCCACACCACGCTATATCCACACCGCCGAGGCCTCATCCGTTTACTCCGACGAAGTCTTCCTCGCTTGGCTCGCGCTCAAAGAATGCGGTGGCTATCCCTTCAAAGTCGAGCTAACATTCGCACCTCCTTATGACAAACTCCCCCCTCACGGCCACTTCCCCTCCGCCCTCATAATCGAGGACGATGACAGACCCGGAACAATAATCCTATGCTAATATGTCCAAAGCCATAACACCTTACTCTCACCTGCCGAGCACCACCGTCCACCACGCAACAACCACCATTTCCTACGATGAACGATGCCTTTTCCAGTCACGATTCCGCCAACACGGCTCCCTCAACCTCATCCTTGCCAAGCTCTTCCACGCCTTCATGCGAGCCACCGATGACTTTCCCCCTCACTCCCACTCCAATCTCGCCCTCGCCGACGACATCATCGCTCGACTGGGACGACCTGCCATACGAACAACTACTGGAGACGGATTACTCTCGCCTGACGGACGACCAGATTCGGGAGCATCTAAAGATCGTGCAGGAGCAAGCGTCGAATCCGGGCAAGCGCCGGGCGAAGGTAAACCAAGACGCCGACCGAGCCGCGGGAAGACCCCGAGCAAAGATTAGCGTGTCAATGGATGATTTGCTCTAACACTCACACACTACCATCATGCCCACTCCCACCATCTCCATTCCCACATCCGGTGTCTTCACCCGTCGTGGCCAGACCGAACCACGGGCTAATGCCCAACGTCGCTATCTTCTAACCCATCTCGAGAACAACGACTACGTCCTCGAAATCGACTGGACCTCCATCTCGAATTATCTCGCATGTCCACGTAAGGCTCTCTGGTCCCTTATCCATGCACGTAACGAGCCGCGCTCTGCTGCGCTCTTGTATGGTAGCGCCATTCATCACGCTCTCGAAGCCTACCACCGAGGCGAACGTGACCTCGAAAAAGTGCTTGCCCGTGGCCGTCTCGAATTCCAAGGTGTAAACGCGCTCTTCCTCGACTGGCGCAATGAGGACAAATACACCGACACGATCATACGCTATATCAAGAAGTATGGTGAAACCGACCCTATCCTCTTCCAACCGATTACGTTCGACGACGGCTCACTCATGGTCGAACAGGCGTTTTCACTACCTTTGACCCAGATCAAGGTGAATCAATATGTCCCATGGCCATACACTCAACTCGTCACACCCACCGCACAAAGCTACGGCGAGAGTATGTCCCGCTTCTGGATCGACAACATCCACGTCCAGTGGACCGGCGTAATCGACCTCGGCCTCACATCCCAAGGCCAGCGTTGGGTAATGGACCACAAGACATCGAGTATCGGTGGCCAAACCTTCTGGGACCAGTTCACACTGTCGCAACAACTCCGTGGCTACATCTGGGCAGCACAGTCCATCACCGGCCACACATACGAAGGCGGCGTGGTTAACGCACTATTCGGTCGCAAGCCCTCCGCCAAGGGTCAAGGCAAAGACCTCGAACTAGAACGCCAATGGATCCACTACCGTCCCGACCAGATCGTGGAATGGCACACCAGCATGACGTCAATCGTTGCCGACCTCGTGCATCGCGTAGTCACCGACAACTTCCCCGAACACTCCAACGCATGCGTGGGCAAGTATGGCAAATGTGCCTATCTCGACGTATGCTCGCTGCCACGTGAGTCACGCCTCACCATGCTCACATCCGATCAGTATGCAGATAATGTTTGGAATCCGCTAGATTGAGAAAGTGCATGAGAGGGCTTGACAATGGATCGAATAAATGCGATGATGCGCCCGAAACGGAAGGGCAATTGCCCCGCCTTTGCGTTTTCCGGCGTTTAGGCGCATTTGAACCCCGCCCCCGTATGCGCACCCTTCCGGCCCCGCTCCCCTTTCAAATCGCCTTAAAACGCAATCTCAACCCGCCATAATCCCCATAACCCACTAACTCCACATGAAACTCTCCTCCTACACCGCCCCTCGTGGCAATCTCCTCATCCTCGGCACGCCGGGAACGGGCAAGACTACACTCCTCTCCATGTTGACGAAATCCGGCTACATCCTCGAATGCGACGGCAACATCAAGGGACCGGCCAACTTTTTGCAGCGCAACAAACTCGTCTCTGGTTGCGAATTCGTCATCCCTCATATCAACGACGATGGCACCGTAGTCCCACACGCTCAACGCTGGGACCGCATGTGCACACTCGGTTCTGCCGCCCTCAACAATCCCGCATACGACATGGTCGCTGTGGACTCGCTCCTGACATTCAACGACTACGCGATGGACAAGGTGCGTGTCCTGAACAAGAAACGCCCCACAACCGATGCCGTCCCCGGCGAGCAAATCTCCATGCCAGACTGGGGCACGTTCTACGCCCTTGTCAAAAACTTCATCATCGGATTCAAGGCCGGTTCACGTGACAAACTCACCGTCTTCACCGCCCACATCGAAACCGACAAGGACGAGATGGGTGGATTCCTCAAATACTTCGCCGCCATACCCGGCGCACTCAAGAACCAGCTCGCCGGACTCTTCGACGAGGTGTGGAAGTTGTCGTCCGAAGACAAAGGAGGGGTGCAAAAACACTACGTCCAGACCGCACCCGCCTTGCGCGAGGAAGCACTTGGACTCAAATCGTCGCTCGGCCTTGGCACGAAACAAGAAATCAACTTCGACACGCTTAACCAACTCTTCACTCCACGGTTATGACCCGCGCATACATTGTAACCCTTTCCCAGGACGAGTCCTCACCCGACTCCGACGCCGGCACTGCTGAGTTGATCAAAGAATCCCTCGAGCATGATGGCCTGCCCGTCGTATCCGTGGCACCGTGGTCCACACCGAATAGCGCTGCTATGTCGGGGATGTCCTCCGCACCATCCGTGCAAACCCCTCCACCCACGGTGAAACCCCTCTGGTAATGCTGTGGCTCGTCTTCGCCATCGTCATAATCCTCCTTTTCTGCCTGGTCCTCAACCTCGCACACTAATTTCACACGCTCCTGTGTGACTACCGCAAACAAAAACAAACAAACGCTAATACCCATATGTCAGACGCCCTTCCTATCAACCTCAACCTCCCAACCGACGGAATCGACACGAAATTCCCCTCAATCTCAGCCGGTGAATACAAAGCCACCGTGTCCAAGATTGAGCCCAAAGAGTATTCGACGCCCGGCACCTACGGTCTCGACGTGACCTTCACCCTGCAGGAACCCGCAACATCGACGGCCAACGCCCCGATTGCTCCGGGTTTTGAGTTCCGTCACAACCTCTCACTCCCCGTGGCCAATGGCCATGCGAAGTATAACGAGGTCTCGGACCACCCGCAGAACGGCATTCGTATCCGTCAGGTGTGTGCCTTCCTCGACGCCTGCCTCGGCACCACGAAGGAAACCCGCCCCGCGCTCACCAACGACCTCCTGCCACGTCTCGTCGGCACGAACGTCAAGGTGAAGATCAAGAACAAGAAAACCCCCGACCAGTATGGCGACACGGAAGTCCAAAGCATCGAAGCGCTCTCGGCGTGATCAAAACATCGTGTCCGGCGAGCGTGTCAAAACCCGCTGGACACGTTCCGAAGTAGATCAACTTCTCGCTTCACAGCGGAAGGAGCCTACTGTGTATGACAAGATTGTAGCGCTTGACGAAAGCATTGCAAATCGTGTCAGTAACATCATCTACATGCGATCTGACCTCGAACGAGAAGAAGACCGTCTTCGCGAGATGAAAGAAGAACGTGCTGTAATGGCAGAAGCTCTCCGTCAGCAGCTATTCCGCTAAAAAACCCACACCCCACGCTGGCAGACCGTGTAAAGTCTGCCCTTTCTTTTCCATGTCCCCCACCCACACATCCGGCACCCTTACCGTCCCTATCTCCTCCATCATTATCCCCTCCGACCGTGTGCGTGAGGACACTCCAGAGGTGCGTGAATACATCCTGAACGAGCTCGCTCCCTCCATCGCGGAGCGTGGTATCATCCACCCACCCGTGGTCAACATCCACGCTGATGGCCGTATCGAGTTGATCTCCGGCTGGTGCCGAACACAAGCCTGCATCAGTCTCGGTCTCACCGAAATCCCTGTTAACACTCGCGAACAATTGTCTGCGCGTGAGGCCCACATTCTCGAACTCGAAGAGAACATCAAGCGCAAGCAAATGTCGTTCCGTGACGAAATGCTCGGACTCGAACGCCTCCACAAACTGTTGAGCGCAGAAGGCTTGAACTCGTCCGAACACAAGTGGTCCCAACGCCAGACCGGACGACACCTCGGCGTGTCCCACGGCTATGTCAACGAAGCCTTGACCACCGCGCGTCTCATGCGTGCCGGCGATGCAGAGATTTGTGCATGTAAGTCTCTCCTCGAAGTCCGTGCCTTGCGTGCCAAGCGCAAACTCGACGAGGGCGCGAAGATTCTCCAAGAACGTGCCAAACACCAGCTCGTCTCAAAACCTGCCGAACCAGTCAAGCCGAAAATCAAACTCGTCTCCTCCACAAGTTCAATTATTGAACCCCAGATAGAAGTCCTTCCCCCGTTAAAGCCCACTCACCACGTCAAATTGTCCACCATGTTGTTCAACATGGACTGCCACGAGTGGATGGCTCAGCGCGAACCAGAGTCGATCGACGGCATCTACACCGACATCCCCTACGGCATCGACATGACCAATCTCGAAGGCCAAGACGGACTCGAACGCACGCGTGACGCACACGACGTCGACGAAAACATGGCCCAATTCCCTAAATTCATCTCCGGTGCATATCGAGTTCTGCGCGACAAGTCATACCTCTTGTTCTTCTACGCCCTCGAACACCACAATCTTTTGCGTGACATGTGCCTCGACGCCGGCTTCACCGTGCAAGCGTGGCCCTGCGTATGGATTAAACCCACCGCCAAGAACCAAGCTCCACATTGCTGGTTCACCAAGTCCATGGAATGGGTCATGGTCTGTCGCAAGGGCACTGCTTCCCTTCTCAAACCACAACCTAAAAATTACTGTGTCGCTGCCTCCGTGCAGGAGTCCAAAATCTACCTGCATCCATTCTACAAATCCTGGGACTTCTCTCGCTGGCTCTTGGACAGTATCGTCATCCCAGGCCAAACCTGGCTCGACCCATACTGCGGCGAAGGTTCCTTGCTCAAAGTTCTCATGGAGAAACAAGCCAAGTTCATCGGCATCGAACTGGATGACAAGCACTTCCCACGCCTCGTCGAGCACATGAAACGCGACATTCAACATCAACTCGGCGGTCAAGTCGAATTCTCGTGACCTACCACATCTGCTACCGCCATCGTCGTATTATCGTCCATCACCCACACTTACCTCCCCATGAAATCCCCCTCACACGCTCCGCCTTCCTCGACACCCACATCACCTCCATCCACGACAGCGCAACCTGTTCTGAGTGTGAGGGTAAGACAGATTCGACGCTGGTGGATAATCGACATGATCGAGTGGATCACTGCCAAATCCGCACCAAGTGCAGCGGAAAAATCCTGGCTTTCTTGGGCTCACTCACGTCTTCCCGAACTCGCAAAAGGTCACGTGAACAGCGAACCAGAAAAGAAAACAAACGTGCGTAAACTCGTGAAAGTGGAGGATTTGATCTAATGCCTACCATCGTCCCTAACGAACCTCCATCAATCACCCTCCCCTACCGTCTGGCCATCATCGGCGACTCCCCATCCAAGGACGACTCAATGACCGGACGCCTGTTCACCGGCGCACCAGGCAACGTATTGCAAGCCCTTCTCACTAACCACGCCATCATTCGCCCCGGTGTGCTGATGGCCAACATCATTAACTCCACTCCACCCAAACACCCGAAACGACCGGGCACATATTATTCGTATGAAAACTACACCAACGACGGAATCGACTCAACCGCCTATCTACGGGAGGGCTATACTGCACTATCCAGAGGACTTTCAGAGTTTGAGCCCCACTGTTGTCTCCTCCTCGGCTCCGGTCCCATCGTCGCCGCCGGAATCACCCACCCAATCTCCTCCTTCCGTGGCACCATTTTCCAATGCACCAATTCTACCTCCCCACTGTTCGGTCTCAAATGCGTGGCCGGATACTCTCCATCCCACGTTGTCCGAAACTGGCACGATAATGTCCTCCTTGATCACGACATTGAGCGAGCTCTCGCACAATCATACTTCCCTGAAACTCGACTGCCTCAACGCGCAATCCAAGTTGACCTCACTCCATACCAAGTCTTTGAACGGCTTGCCGCTATCCAGTCAGGACAAACAATATCTATCGACATTGAAGGAACAGTTACTCGAGGCATCACATGTATTGGCATCGCTGAATCTCCGCTACACGGGTTTGTGTTTTGGCCTTGCAAAATGCTTGGCGATCAGCAAACCAGAGTCTTCCGCGAGCTTGGACGAGTCCTCGCCGACGCGAGAATAGGCAAAATCCTGCAAAACTCTCTCTACGACAACTTCGCCCTTGCCTGGAAATGGAAGATGCCTATCCGTGGCGTGGTGTGGGACACAATGTTATCGGGCTGGGAACTCCTGCCGGAAATGGAAAAAGGTCTCGGCACGCTCGCCTCAATCTACACCGAAGAACCCTACTACAAGGCCGAACGCAAAGTCACCGATGAGCGCACCCACTCCCTGTATTGTGGCAAGGATGCCACGGTGACATACGAGATCATGCAGAAGCATTCGTCATGCATGAACGAGTCACAGAAAAAACACTTCCAATTCAACATGTCACTTCTCCCGGCATTGTTGTATATGGAGCATCGAGGTATTAAGTATGACAAAGAACGTGCACAAGAAACACTCAAAAAGGTTCGTGAGGACATGTCCACATTACTTACTAAGATTGAGGCCGTGGCCGGGCGACCAGTCAATCCGAACTCATCCGCTGGTGTTAACTCGCTTGCGAACATACTCTACAAACATCTCAAGTATCCTCCGCAATACGCTAAAGAAGCTGGGCGTCGAACAGATAGACTTACCGCAAACGCAGATGCTTTGCTATCGCTCGCTCGTCACGAACAACCCGGATCAATTATCTATAATCTCCTTGAATGGCGCGCGCTGGAGGGTCAGCGTAAACAACTCGAGATTGATTCTGACCCCGATGGACGAGTGCGCTGCTCCTATAATCTTGTTGGAACAGAGACTGGGCGTATGGCTTGTTACGAATCCCCCTCGGGTTCTGGCATGAACATGCAAACCGTGATGGCAAAGTTCCGTGACCTGTATCGTGCCGACGACGGATATGACTTCTGCAAATGTGACCTTTCCGGTGCCGATGGCTGGACCGTTGCCGCGTGGTCGAACTACCTCGGTGACTCCACCATGCTCGACGACTACCTGTTCGACCCCGAATTCAAGCCAGCAAAAGTTCTCATGCTGATGTATTTGAACTCGCTCGAACCAGTAGAGTCTCAAGTCCCCATCACGACGATGTCACGTCCTGACATCCTCGCCCGCCTCCACGCGTTGTCAACCAAAAAAGGCTGGCTTTACCCTGCCTGCAAGGCCACACACCACGGCTCCTCGTATGGCATGAAGCCCAACAAGGTTTCTGACACGATCAAGTTGCGTGCGTGGAAAGACACCTCACAAGTCATCTACGTCGAGCCCAAAATCTGCGAACGACTTCAACATCTCTTCATCCATGGACGATACTCTGGAATCCTCAAATGGCAAGCTCATCAGACTGCCACATTGCAACGTGACCGAAAGCTCGGCTGTGCCTCAGGTCATGTCCGTCCCTTCCTGGGTCGGCTCACCGATCAAACTACTATCAACGCTGCTTGGTCGCACGAGCCACAAGCTAACACTACATACGCCACAAACCGTGCGATGCTCAACTTGTGGACTGATCCTGAAAACCGACGACCAGATGGCACACTCATCATAGAGCCACTCCATCAAGTCCATGACGAACTCGACGTTCAGTGGCCACAGGAAGTGCGTGAATGGGCTCGTGAAAAGATGAAATCCTACTTCGCCAACGACCTCACCATCGCACACCAACAAATCCGTATCCCATTCGAAGGCAAGTTTGGCCCTTCATGGGGCGAATGCAAGACACCGATATGACCACCCCACAACACCTCCGCTTGTCCCTTCTCCGTCAGATCCACGCTGACGCCGCCAAGGTCTCACCCGGCTCCATACCCGTCGAGCGCGAATTCTGCATCCGTGAACTCTTTCCCGACGTGTCAATCGCTACATGGTGTGCTAAGCACGACATTGCCTATACAATTGAGGAAATCCCTTGCGCGTCCCGCCCCAACCACCCTCCCTACACCTTCATCGTGTTTGAACTTATTAATGATGCTGATCTATGAAGCCCATGCTCGCCCACCACTATGTCAAGCACAAGCATACACTTCACTACCCCCTCGCCATCCAGCCCAAACTCGACGGCATACGATGTCTGTATCACAATAACGTCTTGCAATCACGCAACGCAAGAACGCCTGAGATTAAAACCTGGAGAACGAATCGACTACTGCATATTCGCGACGAACTCAGGTCTCTTCCTTCGGACATACTCTTGGATGGAGAACTCTACATCCACGGAAGATCGAGACAAGAAATCAACGGGCTGGCTGCGGTCAATGCTCTCGAGGATAAGGCTGAGACTGCTCAGTTAGAGTTCTGGGTATTCGATTGTGTGAATGAGCGAGATCTACACGCACCCTTCAGCGAGCGTCATGGCCTGCTGTCCTACCTCCTCCCACGCACTCCACACATCAAACTCTGTCGCACCGAGATCGTGATGAGCGAAGCCGAGGGCGACATACTTTATCACGAATTCAAGAATGCCGGTTACGAAGGTGGGATGTATCGCTTGCTCGACGAGCCATATGGTTTCGTAGAAGAGTGTGGCAATCAAGAGAATCGGTGGAAGCGCATTCTCAAACGTAAAGAACATCTCGACGGCGAATTCCGTTGCGTGGGTGTAGTCGAAGGCGAGGGTAAATACGCAGGCACCACAGGTGCGCTTGTCTTCCAACTCGACAACGGTCTCACCTTCAACGCAGGATCGGGTCTTTCCGACGCAGAACGTGATCGCTACTGGTCTCATCCTCCCATCGACCAGTGGGCCACCATCCGTTACGACATCCTCTCCCAAGACGGGATTCCTATTCAACCTCGGATTGAAGAAATCTACGACTAGATGAACTTCCTCGACGCATATCTCACCTACTCCTCCTCCAATGAAGCCCCACAAATATACCACAAATGGGCCGGCATCTCCGCACTCTCTCACCTAATCGGTCCTCGCGTCTGGACACATATGGGTGGCAATCTCGTGTTCTACCCGAACATGTATATCATTCTCACGGGAAACCCAGGAGTGATGAAGTCCACCGCACTCAAGCAAGCGGAGAAATTGATCAACCTCATCCCCGATATTCAGGCCGCGCCAATCTCTGCATCCAAAGAAGCCATCACCCAGCTCATGGGCAAGAAGGACTCACCGTGCTTACGCTCATACCGTAACGAAAAGGACGAGGTAGTGCGCTATTCTCAGTTGTCGATCTTCTCCGAAGAGATTGTGTCCCTTCTCAACGCAGCGGGCAACCCGAACATCACACTCGAATTCCTTACCGACATCTGGGGCCGTGTCGACAACGTCTACAAAGAAACCTTCAAGAATGCGGCATCCTCCCACATCGAGCACCCCTACATCACCATGCTCGCGTGCCTGACACCGGAGACGCTCAAGTCCTTGATCTCTTCCAAGGTCATCTCCGGCGGTATGTCACGCCGATGCTTATTCATCTACGCCTACTCCAATGAAGAACCACATCCTTTCATCGAAGTTAATGACATCCAGCGTGCTGCTCTTGATATGTGTGGCGAACATGCTAAGATGCTGCAAACCATTTCCGGTCCCTTCACTTGGACCGACGAAGCAAAGCATATCTACATCAACTGGTATACACCGTTTAAGAAGCGTATCTCCACGGTGGAGTCTCCCGTCCTACAACGCTTTTACCAATCCAAGGCCGAGTATGTCATCAAGACGAGTATGATGCTCGGCGTGAGTGAGAATCCTGTCCGGCTCGTGCACACCGCCGAATCCTTCAACACCGCACTCGAATACGTTACAGACATCGAGCGTGGTGCATGTATGCTCTTCGACGCATCAGGCCGTAACGAGTTGGGCGATATCACGGCAGAGCTTGAAATCTGGCTCCGTGAACGTCATCCAAAAACCCACGTAGAAGGGGCGTTGATCAGCGCCTTTTACAAGCACCTACAACGCCCCCAAGAAGAAATGCGGATTATGTTGGATCAACTCGAACGACAGAAGCGCATCAAGATTACGCTTGGCTCTGGCGTGCCGGCACTACGCTACATCACCTATATCCCAGCAGACCATGATACCACTGAACATAAAGACTAACGGAATACAAACCGAGTATCCTTCGCCTTTACCAAAGTTCCGCAAAGCTCCGAAATCACTTTCACTCATCACTTACACGTTAAGTCAGAAAGTTATACAGGAACTGAACGAATTAGTTGTGAAGGGAACCCATATCCGTTGCTGTGCAGCTAAGGTAGAGGGCAGACTCCACACAGCTAAGTTTCCAATCTTAATCCGTCAACAATGCCACGCCAAAATCTGGCTCATCGACAAAAAAGTGTATATCGGTTCGGCAAACCTCACCGCTGATACAATCTTCAACGTAATGTTTGAGGTAACGTGTAAAAAGAAAAAAGATGTCATCCAACTCGTAGATGACATCTTTAATTTGAGTCAAAGAAAATGGCGTAATATAATTATCTAGTGTCGGTGAAACACCGAATACGGCGTAAGCGCGTCACCGACTTCATCTCTCTGATACGTCTCTGCCCCTATCATACTCGGTCTCACCCCCAACACTCGCATAATCTCCTGCATATATGAACCTCTCGCCACCTCAGCACTCGGTCCCGGATTCACTCCGACAGCCCTCGCCATCGACATTAGTTCTTGCCCTGTCCTCGACCCTGTTCCTCTCCGGATGTCAACCGGGAATGCCTGATCCGCGGCCAATTTCGCTACACGTGCCGCTACCTGTTGTGGGTCTTCTCCTGTCTTCGATGCGACTTGTGTCAACGCAGCACGTCCCTGCATCGGGTCGGTTTGCAATGCGTTGAGAATCTGTCCCGCATCTCTCTTATTTTGTATATCCAGCGACGCATCAACTTGTCTCTTGTAACTCTGATATTGATTCAAATTCGACACACTTAAAGGAGTAAACCCTAATGAATACGCCAGTTTTTCCCAGACCGTTGACTCTACTGGAGCACCTGAAGCAGTGCGAATCTCACCTCCATTTCGCCATAGAGCTATTGCCTTCTTCAATGCCGGTGGTGATATTTGATTTGCAGCGTTCGCTAGATCTCCTCCAACAGTCGACTTCAATGCTCCAACAATATTCGCGACTGTCTGACCAGTCGGGCCAAACACCGAGTCTGCCGAAAACCCATCATGAGGATTTATACCAAACACTCCTCCCATTGCCCATCGACTCCCCAGATCAATGTTCACCCCCGAGTTCGCCAGCATAGCATTTGCTGCGCCGTTCATAATCACGTTCGCCAACCCCGCACCGTCTTGTTCGTCCTCGTCCAGCATCTGTGACAACTTCGCGTAGGCATTGGCCGTAATGGCCTGACCTGTCAACGTTTCAAGTCCCTTCAACGCGGCACCAACAAACGGCATCCCGAGAGCGCCCGCACTCGCAAATTGCACTCCTAACAGAGTCAATGCTGCGTTGCGGGCGTTTTGCCTTTGCGCCGGTGTTAGGTCGAGATACTCCGCTCCCTTCCACTGTGCCGTGTAACGATAGAGGTTGTTGAGCCACCCAATCGTATAACCCTGCAATCCATACGCGACATTACCCAACGTGCGCATATCACCCTGCATGATGGGGCGATTGGCACGACCTCCAGAGAACGTCGAACTCCGCATGAAGTTTTTGGCAAACTCGAATGCCTCGGCTTGGTTGTAATTCGCGCCCATTTTCTCCTTCGCGATGCGATGGCCGAGTAAGGCTGCGATGCGCTGGTTGAAATGCTCCGTCGCAGCGAATGCTCGCATGAAGAAGTTCGCAAACGCATTCAATGGTTTACTCACTGATTCATACATCTTGGGTGCTTTTCCCGTGCGCGAGATACGATTCAAATCTGCTGCAGCGGTTGCAGTGCGATCTTGCAAATCTCCCAATGTGCCAAATGACCAATGACCGTTCTTGATCATATACTCGAATAAGGCACGTTCATCTTTATCTTTGATATGAGACACTGCAAGATGGTCTTTGTCCAAACCAATTTTCCAGCGTAACAAATCTTTTGTAAACTTACCTACGTCTTTTGCAGCTTTCGTAATCTCTAGCATGGCTCGTATTGGACTCAGTCCATGATTCACTGCCTCCGCTGCTGTCGTAGCATATGATTGCATCAAGTTCAACATATGCGTGGGCACGTTTCCTGCAAGATAAAACGTCGAAGTAAACTTCGTAATCGCACGACCTAACTCCGTATCAGGTGTCATGTAATTCCGCAGCGCATCCTTGATTTGCTTGACCTCACTCGGAAAACGTGACAACTCAGGATTAAGCAAGTCCGCAGCAAGATGCGTAGACATCATCCGCGTCGCATTGATGCGTGAGATAATCCCATGTGCCATCTGCTGCGTAGCCACCATGTCCATCGACCCTGCCGTGGCTTTACGACCTCCGTCCATGCCAAGACCCTTCAATCCTGCCGGTGTGGTGATGTCTCCAGCCTTCATGTAGCGGGCCATGTCGCCGGAGATGTTCATGTTGGCGAGAAGATCCTGTTTCAGTTCTTCCGGAATATCGGTTAACTTCTGAACCTTCTCACGCTGGCGTGCTTCAATCTCTTGCAGTGCCGCAATCAAATCACCACCCTGCGAGATATTCGTGGGCATCGAGTGCGTATCAACGGGTTCTTGAAACTTCGTATAACCCTCTGCACGTCTCCTCTCCTGCCACGTGCGATAGTTCGCACCCAGTTCCGGCAAGATGTCAGTGTATTCCTTTCCCGCACTATTCAACGCCCTCACCTTATACCCACCTCTCCTGATCATCGAGAAGTGCCAAGGATTGAACTTGCTCTGCATCAGGCGTGCATCACTCTGCACCTGGGACCACATGTCGAGCATGTTGGCGTAGATGTCATCATTATTGATAATCTGTCTCGCCACTTCCATCTTCTGTTGCCCTGTCATCTGCATTGCCGGATCACTTGACACCGCCGCATCCATGCCCTCGGCGAACAACTTCGTGGCACGATCACTCTTCGTGAACAAATTCGGATCTTTCGTGTTGATCATCGTCCGCATCAGGCCACGTTGCTGTTCCTTCATGCCTTCAATTGTTGACTCCCAGATTACACGGTTACTCTCAGGGATACGAGACAAATACCCGATGGCATGGCGCTTACCCTCCTTGCTCAGTTTGGCAAACTCTGGCCCGAGCTTATATCCGACATGTTCTTCGCTCGTCGAGGACAAGAACTGCTGAATATTATTCGACCCGGTCTGTGAATCATACACAATCTTCCCCTTGTTTTCCGGCTGTTGCATCCACGACGCAAACTCTGACACAAAGTCATTCACCGGTCGTGACACATTTGCATGCACTCCACGATAGTCTTGATACGCCTGGCCACGCACATCAATCGTGCCTGTGTCTTTGTTAAGACCACCGACCAAGGGTGCCGTGTAGGTATTCTGCAACATCTGCATGTGACCGGCATGGTCGAGCAAACGCCCTACCGGCACTCGTGCTTGAGGCACCATCTGACCCACAGTATGCAACGTCTTCAAAAACGGCGCAATGATCTTCTCGGCCAATCCGACCTCATGTCTTTCATCAAACCGACCATTCGCCAACTGTGCCAGTTCATTACCTTTTCGTGCCGCATTGCCGGACAAGTCCTCCAACTGTGACGTGCGTAACACATACACATCAGGCGACCCGATGATGGCCATGCGATTCAGATCTTCCATATTCATCTCACCCTCGCGCAGTGCTTTGGTCAGGCCATCGAATGTATTCTTCACATGTTCGATACCGCCCTTGAACAGGTCACTTCCCAAGGACTTATCTCCAAACATCATTCCACGTATTGCACCCACGATACGGCGTGCATACTCGGTGAGTGAACGCATCCACGAACGTGCGGGTTGTGGTACGAGAAGGCCAAACGCCCGTCCCTCTTCTCCATGGGCTTTCGTAGCTGCCCACATAGATATAGCATTTGCCATCATCTCTTTTGGGTCAGCATTTTTCAATCGCTCCTCCCACACAGGCAACTTTTGATAGTCTTCTGGCATGGTAGAATGAAGCAGTTTCAAAAACTCCAGTCCTTCCTGAGGTTTTTCAGTCAAAAACTGTTCAAAATCATTGATAGATTTTGCAAAGCGTGTATCCACTTGGCCTTTCTTCGCCGCGTCGTGCAGCAAATGTCCAAACTCATGTGCTAATGTTACACCAGCCTCTCTCATCGTCACCATATCAGGCGATGTAAACGCACGTGACATATACACAGCTGGATTGCTGCTTAAGTGAGCAAGCCCAGCTACGTTCAAACCTGACGTATCGTTTAACAATTCCCCTAGTTTAACGTGATTCATACCAAATAGATCACGAATGGAGCGTAAATACCGAGTGCCAGATTGGACAAAAGCCTCACTGAATCCGGTCTTGGTCAGGATTGACTGAAACACGTCCGCATTCGTCGGAGGTTGCACATCCATACCCTGCCCTCGACCCTCTTGCGAGATCAACGGCTGTTCGCGTTCGACCTTAGAGATGTCGTAGAGTCGGCCCGTGGCGTTGGTCTTTGGCGTGCCGTCGGGGTTGCGGAAGACGGGGGAACCATAAGACACATCAGCGTTACCTGGTTCAGCCTGCAATGCATTCTTATGCACCCCCATGTCCACCATCTTGCCCTTCTCCCCTGTCAGCTTCTCAGCGATTGAGGGGAGAGTTTTGTCGTAGTGGAGACGCATTCCGCCTTCGACGCGATTCAACGTATAAAGGTCATGTGCATCATGC